CGACAGCGATCTCACTGCTACTGAACTGGCGGAGTTGTTTTACGACCTTGCGATTGCCGCAACGTACGTCGACAACAACATCATTGACGCGATGCGTAAAGTTGCAGATGATCACGATCGGCGTGGCAAGGTGAGAGGATAATTGCTATATTTGTAATAGAGTTGATGCCCATTTTCGCAGGTGAGCATTGACGTAAGCAAAGCCGCTACCTTGGCCTGCCCCGACTGCCTGCGAACAGTCGGGGCTTTTTTTCTACATACCTAAAAAACCTTTAACCAAGCCAACCAATGAAAGAATACAAACAATGGATTCGAGGCATTAAGACCTCCGACCTCTCCTTTGAACAGGAGTCAATGAGCTGGGTCTCATCCTTCGGCTCAACAGAAGAAGTCAAGCGAACTGCATCCGAAAAGTTGCAGGTCGTGAGAGAAGAAATTAAAAGAAGAGAGGGTTATTCAAACGTAGCGTGATGAACGAAAATGAATCGAGCCGAGCCATCAAGGATGAATCGAGTTTTCAAAAAAATGAGCAGATTGAAAAATTATCTGAATTTAGTTCTCTATATATAGATAATATATATAATAATATTAATATATTAATAAGTCATTTTATTACATTGTCTATAGAAATTAATAAATTGTCTATAGAAGTTAATAAATTGAATATAGAAATTGATATATTAAATAAAAAAAAACTCTCCATAGGAGAGAGTTTTTTTTTAGAAGATAATAATAATATATATAATGATATAGAAGAAAAAGAAAAAAGAAAATATAAAAAGAAAAAAGAAAAAGAAATGAATCCCGAAAAACTCAAGAAGTTCAACACCTTCTGGGAAGCCTACGACAAGAAGGAGTCAAAAACAATCTGCCTGAACATCTGGGATAAACTCGAACAAGAGGATATCGATGCCATCATGAAAACCGTTGGCAGCTATGTGCGCTGGAAGTCCGATGCCCAATACCGCAAGATGCCATCAACATACCTTCGTGGTAGATGCTGGGAGGATAGAATACCTGCCGAGTTCCTGCAAGCCCCTGAATCACAAAGCTACCAACTACCGAAAAATGCAATATATTGAGCAGGTTCAATCCAATGTCCTTGGCGTTCTGATGAACAAGGACATGAGAGGATATGAAGGCGTTAACAAGCTCAAGGAAGATTACTTCACGGGTGAGTTTAAGCAAGTCTTTCAGGCCATAAAATCTTTGTACGCTGAACAACGCCCGGTAGACCCGATTTCGGTAACTAAGAAAATGCGGGAGATGAACTTCATCCCCGATCTGGCATCCTATGCCGTTTGGGTAGGAGATAGCAATGAATCCGTTGAATACTGGAAGGTCTACAAAGCCGAACTCTTCGACAGCTACAAGTCTAGAAGGCTGGAGAAAATAAAACAAGAACTTGCCATCGAGTTTGATATTCAGAAAGCATTTGAGCAGTTCATCGAACTCAACGGAGAGGATGAAGATGCCAAGTCCTACAACGCACATGAAGCAGCCGTTCAGCTGGCGACTAAGATGATCCGCATTAAGGATGGCCAAGAGAAGGTTGTTCTCACACCTACATACCTGCGTCCACTCGATAAGATTGTCGCGGGGTTCACCCGACCCGACCTCATCCTCCTTGGTGGCAGACCTGCACACGGCAAGACAACCCTTGCTATGCAGATAGCCCTGAATATGGCGTTCAGCGGACACTCCATTGGGTTCATCACTATGGAGATGAGCAGAGAGCAACTGATGGGCAGGTTACTCTCCAACTTATCTTCGGTGAACAGCTTTAAGTTCAACGATGTCGATAAGGATATGTCCATTGATGAGGTTAATCAAATCGGCAGGACCGCAGATAGGCTGAAAGGCAAAAACCTCTTCATCGCTGATATTCCCCACGCTACCGCACAAACGATAGAGGCAGAAGTAGTCCGCCTAAAGCGACAGTTCGGCATCGAAGGTATCTTCATCGACTACCTCCAACTGGTCAGCCCGGTCAAGGAAGATTCAGGGCGAAGCAAGGTCGAACAGGTAACGAACATTTCGAAGCATTTTAAGGCGATAAGTAAAAGACACAACATTTGGGTGTGTGTAATATCATCTTTAAGCAGAGATAGCGAGAAACGCACGGATAAACGCCCCTACACGAGTGATTTGAGGGAGAGCGGTCAGTTGGAGTACGATGCGGATAAAATCATCTTCGTTCACCGCCCTGTTGCATATATGAATCAGGATGATCCCGACTATTCGAAGGTTGAGAACATCATCGAGATTTTGGTTCGCAAGAATCGTTCGGGAGAAACAGGAACGGCTATTGCCAATGCCGACCTGCGCTACACAAGAATTACTGAATTTGATGGACAATCAACCCCCTTCTAAAAAATGGTATCAGAAAGAAGCCTCAAGACGATGGATGTCATCGTAGAAACGATAGCCCACAAGATGGGTATTGAACGAAAGGATATATTCGATGGCTCTCGTAGGAGAGGGATAATCGAAGCCCGAAGGATGGCAATGGCACTCTGCCGAACCTACACCAAATGCACCCTGCAACAAATAGCCTACTACTTCGGGAAGCTCGACCACACAACAGTAATCCACAATGTAGCCAGGCACGATGAAATCCTAAGCTGTGAAAAAGCCTACCGGGAGATAGTCAAAGAGATATGCGAGGCACTGGAAGTTAGTATAGATAAAGTTATATTATTACCGCACGGCTATACATTAGCGAAGAATGGTGAACTTTACGGCTTCTTCCGCTCTAAGTTCAAGGCCATAGCCTACGCTACGGAAAATAATATGGAGGTAGTTGAAATAAACCCAATCAAATGGCAATTCTAAGCGAAGCGATACTTAGGTGGTTGAATACGATGCCCGACTTAATCCACAAAGCGGATTTGATGGATAAGCTTAGGTATATGGACACAATCCACCGCAAGAACATCATCAGAGCCTACAACGATGGATGGCACAACTACATCCACAAGAAAAGATGGAACTGGAAAGGAGATGAGTATTACGAAAGGTACTACGGCATCTACGACAAGACCATCACCAAGCGCACCCTTCAAACTTTTCATAATGTTCGTAAAAAACCCAAACCAAAAACAAATGAGTGAAAGACCAAAGCCGGTATATGCCAAGGGCATCTACCTCACCGAGAAAGCCGCAGGCGGCAAAGAGATGATTGAAATCTCCTTTAATGTTGATAGCTTTACGCAGTTCCTGCAAGAGCATAGAAACGAAAAAGGATATGTCAAAATTAGCTGCTGGCCAAAAGGAATCCCCGATAACTTCGGCTCCCACAACTGCACCCTCAACACCTGGAAGCCAAAGCCGCAGGCGGCTGCCCCATCATCTTCGGGGAAGGACGACCTCCCATTCTAAGTTTGGAAATAAGAAGATAGTCGAGGCTGATGGCACTAAATCTGATAGCAAATTAGAGTCATATTTGAAGGGGCTACTCGAAATGTTTAAGATTCCGTACACTCAGCAGGTTAGCCATGTTCTCATGCCCTCATTTCGCTATAAAGGAGAGTTGATTAGGCAGATTGCCTATCGACTTGACTTTGTGGTGGCGGGCAAGTGGGCAGTTGAAACAAAGGGATTCTTCACTCCCGATGGTAAGATGAAGTGGAAGATGTTTCTTCACCAATATGGGGGGCAGTATGAACACTGCTTCGTGCTGAAGAACAAAAGAGAGTGCGATAGTTTTGTGAGCAACCTTTTAACTAAGTAAAATGCCTGAATTTAGAGGGTGGACAATCACCCGTTCAACTGCAAAAGGGAAGAAATACACCGCCTCAAAGGGTGATAAGACCGTTCATTTTGGGGCGCAGGGGTACACTATTTCTCCTGGAACTCCGAAGGGAGATAACTACTGCTCTCGTTCCAATGGGATTAAGTCGGAAACCCATTCTCCGAATTGGTTTGCCCGTGCCCTTTGGTCTTGCAGGGGTGCTAAGAGTGCCGATAAACGCCCGTTCTTCGGGGAAATAGAACTGCCATAGTATGCTGAAAGAAACAAAGACCTTAAAGGTCTATCAACTACGCAACAACTTAGGGCAGGTAGAAGGCCTGCCGAAGAACCCGAGGGTGATTAAGGATGAGAAATTCGCCAGGTTGAAGCAGAGCATCCAGGATAACCCCGATATGCTCAAAATAAAAGAGCTGGTCGTGTTCCCGTTCAAGGAGAAAGGCGAACATCAAAGTCAGCAGATATACTTAGTCATAGGTGGTAATATGCGCCTACACGCTCTTAAAGACTTGGGCGTAACCGATGTAGTCTGCAAAGTGCTGAAAGAGGACACCTCCGTTGAGGATTTGAAGAAGATAGTCATTCTCGACAATGCCTCATTCGGCTCATACGACTACGACTCACTCGCAAACGATTGGGAAAATGCTATGCTCGAAGCTATGGGCATGGACTTGTGGCATACCCTTGAATCTTTTGAAGAGCTGAACTACGATAGCGAAAAGGACACCTCATCAGAGCCACAGGAAAAGTCAAATCGTAAGATTGTGCTTAAAGTAACACCTGAGAACCACGCTAAAATAACAGACTTCTTGCTCGAACAAGGAGATGGGGAAAGCTTAGAGTCAGGTATGTTAGCAGTAATGGAACTCGTAAACTCACTATAAATGAAATTTGAACAACTTCAAGAAAACATCGCCCTATGGGCACAAGAGAAGGGCATCTCTGCCCCCGAAAATGCACCCAAACAAGTCCTAAAAGTGGTAGAAGAACTTGGGGAGTTATGCGGTTCAATAGCCAAAGACAAAAGAATCGAAGAACTCGATGCCTTCGGTGATGTCCTGGTAACCATCATCATCTTAGCTGAACAACGGCAGGTTGACTTAGTATTGGCACTGCAAGAAGCCTATGGCGTTATTAAAGACAGGACAGGTAAAACCGTTAACGGAGTTTTCGTAAAAGACGAGGGATGAAGGCTACCTTAGAATTTGATTTAACCGACCTGAGTGAGTCGACAGTCTTTCGCAAGGCCGTGAAAGCCAATGAATTGTGGTCTTGCCTATCCGACCTGTATAGGCAGGCTAAGGACTCAGGAGATATTGAATGGCAACAGGCGATTGAGTCAACAATCTCCTCGTGGGGCTTGGACATAAATGAACTTGAATTACTTTAGCAGAAGAACACCTACGGCAATACCTGCATAGGTTGCTGCCTTCCTAAGTCTGCGCTCCCTCCTGTAAGAGTCATCCAAAGACTCTTCAAGGTCTGCTATCTTCATCAGGTGAAGTGAATCCACTTGCAGGTGGTGTTCAATCGCTCTCTCTGCTATGGCCAATCGCCTCATAGCCAAAACCCCAACCTCACGGCAGGAGTCTAACTGCATAGGTATGTAGATTGGGACTTCAATCGTGTCGATTTTTCCCTCTTTTATAACATCTACGATGCGTTCTCTCCACCTTGCCTGTACTACTACCATCGTATCAATTATCGTGTCCCTACGAGCCTCTAAATGAACGATTGAGTCTTTCAGTTCAGTTAGGTGTTTATCGTACTTGGAGGCTTCCTTCTGCTGAACTATATGTTCAACCCTATGGGAGTAGTCGATGTATAGCCAATACACCCAAAGGAGTATGGCAATAGAAATGATTAGCTTGTAGCTTACGCTTTTCATTTTCGTTTACGAGCAGCAGAATAGGCGATGGCAGCTATCTGTTTCCTGCCCCTTTTCTTAGATGCGGGCTTTTCTTTATTAGCTTTCGTTAATTCGGAAATGTTGTAGGCAACGGCTTTCTTTAAGCCTCCCTTACCCTTCGCTTTCATCAGTGGCATCTTTCTTAGATTTAAGTTTGCTAATATATTTCTGCTCTAAATACTCAACAACAGTGAGCCCTGAATAGCCGATTACGAAGGCGAACCCGTGTTCAACACCATCAATCTGTATCTGAGATAAGTCCACTACGATTGGAGTTAGGTATGTAGCCGAAACAGTACCTGCGAAAATGGAGAGAATACGCTGTGTCCAATTCTTAGCATCCCCCCACAATAGGAGAGAGCCGAGCAGACCACTCACCGTGAACCCAATGTTTATGCCTAATGCCATTAGGTGTTGCCGTATTTCATCGAAATTAGCCATTCTAAGACCTTTTAATGGGGCAAATATAATAGACTATCAATTATCGGTTTGAACGCCTTTATGGGCATTATAGTCCTTGCCGTACTGCTCATCCCAGCCAAGGAACGTATGCACCCCGATAGGCGGAGGCCAGCACTCGAAGGGCAGGTAGGTCGGGTCAGGCTCTGCATCCCAAAGGATGTCGACGCAGTAAGTTCCCTCAATTTCACCCAGCGGCACTGCGAAGCCTTGCGGTTGTGGTAGCGCGGTGAATGTCGCCTCGTTGGGGAAGGCGTATTTGCGGAAGGTAGCCATTAGAGTCGGGTTAATTCGGCGAGTTGGGCATCGGTGAGGCGGGTGGTGTGGAGGGCCAATGATTCAACTTTGAAAGGCATGTATTGCTCCATCGCCACTATATTTAATGTCAAATTAGGATTTGTAGCAGTTGATGCTACTTCCGATCCATTAACATATACAACCGCACCGTTTGCGCTGTATGCGATTGCAACTTTTCCTTCACTAATTGCGGATGTGTAATTTATTAAAGTAGTTGTAGTTGACCTGACAGTGATTCTAAATGGTGCTGCAATACTATTTGAAGTCAATCCAATCCAATTAGTAAACGCTGAATTTCTTATCATTAATGCAGGATTGCTCGTTCCCGTAATAACACCTTTGACATCCGATACTTCAAAATACATCGTCCCCTCCGTTTGGCCTATCAAGCCACTCACGAGCGCACCCGATGCGCTGATGACGTCGGCGGCACGGCTGCCTGTGCCTGATGTTGTGGGGATGTATGTGGTCGCGATGCTGCCTGTTTCCAGTTGTGCGCCCCAAGTGTAGGCGGTGAGATTAAGTGCGCCTGATGCAGGCCAACTTAAATCGTTGTTGCCTTCGGCCATCCAAAATATAAGTTGCCCATTCAAGTCGCCTGCCGCCAGTGTGAGAGGAGCTGAAATAAGCCTATACCATCCATTGCCGTAATCTACAATGCTTGCGCCTGCCGTCAAAGCCGTTCCACTTGCGAGGTTGAAATATGAGGTTGTTGTTCCACTTGCTCCAACAAAACCTTCAAACCCCAAGGCACAAAAAGTCAATGGGTTTGTTGCACCGCGTTTTACAAATAAACTAAAAGTATGAGCGCCTGAAGCGGTTGCGACAATGCCTCCCCCTGTATAATATGCATATTGAGTGGTTCCGCTCGCTGCACCGCCTACATACTTGGTTATACTACCACTCGTTCCGTCAGGAGCAAGAAAGTCGGTACTTCCTGTTGTAATAGTCATTCCACCTGATGCCGTAGGTGTATCTTGTGCCGTCATCTGATTAACCCAACGAGCAAAGTTCGTCGCACTCGGCTCGACCAACAACCCCGGGCACGACTGCCCCAGCCAGTCGATGCGCGGCACTCCCGAAGCTACGCTCTCAATCAACCCGATGCTATTCACCCGCGTCGCCGTTGTATTGCGGCTCACGCTAAAGTCAGGAGGAAGCCCAACGACATCTGTCGATTCATTCAGCCGAGTGACCGCACCTGTCGAGGTGGCAATCATAGGCGTAGCTACGCTAAATCTCTCCAACTGCGGAGAGCCGATGCGAAGTGTATAGCTGTACGCTGTGCCACTTACAAGGCTATGCCCCCATCGGCAGGTAACGAAAGCCGTTGCACTCTCCGTTAAAACCCTCGATACATTGTACCTATCAAACTGCCCTCCAACAACTAAAGAGCCTAATCCGCCTATATTACTCCCCTGAAGGAATGTTTGTGATGAATTTAACTCTTGAAGCTGCCATGTGGGGGAAATAGACGTAACAGACCCACTAATCAACTGAAGGTAAACGGATGTGTTCCACGTTTGACCGACAAAGGCGGCAATAGTGCTTGAAGAAGGGCTAGGTCTAATATTCAAAAACCCACTCGCTCCTGCCGTTCCACTCACCGTAACATCAATGTAATTGACCGAAGTGCCATCAGCCGCTACGGCAGTCCCACTTGCGCTATACGATACAGTTATCCCAGCAGGGAGTGTTGATATGCTCCAGTTAGTCGGCAGCACACTACCTGTCGCCCCTGCCATTGAATTGTTAGGCAAATAGTTAGTTCGGCATATAGGCCGCTGAACAAAAAGACTCCCTGCGTTAATAATCGAAGGGACTACAACAAGAGATGGGTTGTTCTGAATTACCTCCCGAAGATTGTTGTACCTCCCACGAAGGCATCCACCGCCAAACTCCTCTGTACCAGCAGCATTTGCACCACGACCACGAGCAAGGGCATTTTCCTCAGCATACTGCCGAAGGACATGGCGGGCATTGCCACCTAATGAAGGGCCATCTAATAAGGGCATAATTAGTTATAGAAAGCGAAAACATTACCACTAACAGGCGTTACGGCTGATATTGTCCTGCCATCATTGGCACGGATAATCATACCCGTGTAACAAGTTATCCCCGAAAGATTTAACCCCGTAGGAGATGCAGATAGCAGGTTGTTGGATGCGCTATCAGTCAAAACGCTGAACGAACAGGAGGCGTTAATCATTAAAGCCGTGTACGTCTTACCCGTAACTGCACCCGTTACAACCTCCATCTTAGAGCCTAAGCTGGCAACAGGAGAGCTGTTCGCCACATAATTGCTTAAAGTGGTTAGAAATGCCGAAATACTCGTTCCTATGGCCGTAAGAGCAGCAGCAGTAATGACTAAGGTTATCTGCCCATCTTGATATATTTTCAAGGTAATCTCCCCCGTAGTAGGGTCGTAGAGATTGCAGATGATGTCCTTATAGTTCACATAGAAAATCCTGCCATCGGCATAAGTCAATATTAGCTGAGTAGCCCCAAAGGTGCGGGCGGTTAATGCGGGTAATGCTGACATTTTATTTCAATTTATGGTGCTAAGTTACTACAATTTGAATTATCGGTTTTGGCTACAACGATACCACACACATACCTGCACTCACTGCCTTCACATGGTGCGTGTCAGTCATGTTCTTAACCCTTACCGTTAAGGTGTTGCCCGTAGATAGAGAAACGAAGCACTGAACAAATACCCCCACAGCCTTACTATTCGACATAATATCCCCAGAAAGAGCCCCTGCAACAGGCGTTGAGTTCTTGGTAATAGCAACCCTTATCTCATCACCGTTTTGCCCATCTAACGAGGCGTTTACAGTAACGTGGAATAACTTAGTCGTAGCCCCCGTATAAGTAATAACCCCTGCATTAGAAACGGTGAAATCGCCTGAATTGGCAGAAGCCGTAATCGAAGAGCCTACGTTTAGGATTGCGTATGTATTATTACCTAAAAAATTGGTCTGCGGAGGCGACACACCCTCATCGGTAGTGCCCCACCCTGCATAAAGTGTAGCTGAACCGCCTCCACTTATTGAGCTAAGAGGGAGTTTCTTAGCAGCAGCATAGCCCGTAGCATCAATAGCCACAAACTCCGCCCCCGTAGTCGAGGAGGCTAAATCCAAGTCTTTTATTCTCTTTCGTGCCATCTTAATAAGTTAAGGTTGTATTGCTATCAGAAGCTAAATCGTTATCTACATTCACCGCTATGGCGTTAATATCGCAAGGGTCAGCATTGGATAGGCACTTCGCGTCAATTCTAACCACAACATCCATATCCACCGCTATAATGTAGTTACCCGTATCCCAAGAGATAGATGCCCCCTCAAACTCAGAGGAAAGAATAGTCGAAATATCGTAGTCAATACCACGAACATCAACATCAACGAAAACAGCACCCACCGACTGAGCAAGAGTAAGATACAACCCACCAACCTTAGCCCTAATCAGCTCACCCATCTCGAAGTTTCTATACCCCTTCCTCTTGCCAATAACCACAAGCATAAGCGGCTGGGTAATCGAAATGAGGTCTTGGCAGCCAACGAACATCTCACCCTCAACCTGCTCGGAAGAATCCTTCCCCGCCATTCGGATGTAGGCTATGCCCTCACTCCACTCGTAGCCATCAATAACGTGCCGATACTCACCATTCGAGCAATAGATAGAAGGGATTAAAGACTCGCCATCAGGGATGAGTTCCGCAAAGCCATAGTGTCTGGCAACCCCGAACTCCCGAAGCTTGTCTAAAATGCCGTTTATTACTGATAGTATCATAGTATAATGGTAGGCTGCCCCTTTAATGGGGTGGCAGAAAAGACTGCACGAGTTAATAATCTATCAAACCTGCGGATATGACTAATCTTTTCCCTAATCGTATGCGTCATGAAGTCGCCATACTTATCGCTAAGCACACGAACCTTTTCGGCATTTGTCCTTGGCCTATTAAAAGCCGCATTGCCAGGATTCCACCCTGGACTTGTCCTGATCGAGGCATTGACCTGAACGCCATAGCTGGACTCAGTTATCCGGGCGGAAGATAGCCGGATTGGAGTTTGAATAAAATTGGCTTTAAGCCTGCCTGTGTAAGTTAGGTTCACATAAGAGCTTTTGAGGCCTTGAATATCCTTCAACTGCTTGTACCCATTTAAGATCATATAAGGCCTAACACCGACACCTCTAATCTTGCCGAAAGCCGTTGGCTTGAACTTGTTGTAATTCATAGGCAAAAAGTTATGCCTGTAATACCTTGTCTTGCGGGTATTGTAAGACCCAAGTTGCGAATCATCGCTTTTCATGCCCTTTTCAAAAATCCTATTGGCATACTCTTTTTGTGTTTGTGCGGCTGTTTCGGCATTGATAGGGTTAACCCTGTCAACCAAAAGCCGACTTTGGGTCTGCAATATCTTTATGTAGGTATTGAGCTTCATGGTATTCTGCTCACCTGTCTAACCCTCTGCCTACAAGCGAAACACCCCGTGTCGGGCATATAAGCCTGCTCAAAATACCTCGACATATAGGCATCATACTGCTGTTGGTAATACTCAACTAACTGCCCATTTCGCTCTCGGTTGTAAGATATAATGCCGTTCAGCCTCTTGGAAAACTCCATTTCCTTCATAATCAGCATACCTGCCTTATAGAGGAGTGGATAGCCTAACTGCCCAATATGAGCGCACAAAAGACTTTCAAAGGAACACGCTACCTGGTACTCAATAGAAAGGCCGCCAGTCCATGAGCCGCCCGATATGTTCTGCTCAATCACTGCCCCCGAAGTGGGAAACTCCAAAGTGCGCTCCAAAACATTATTCTGCCACCTCGAACCACGAGAGCATCCACCACAGCCATAGACAGGGTAAAGACTTGTTTGGTAGGATGGAACGGCAGTAGCATTGTAGAGGAAGGCAAGGTTAAGCAACTGCCCATTACTTGTGAACTTCTTATTCACCACAACCCTCGATGGAGTCCCTGCGGTTGTCTGAACAGGGATAACCTGCAATACATCCCCCGTAATCATATCGTAGACACGCACGGTAACAATTCCCGTGAAGTTCACCAATAGATTTACTGCGGTCAAGGTAACGGCTATGTAGTCGGCCTGCCTATATCTTACGCCTATGCCCCTAAAAACAGCACTCTGAGGCAGATTTTGCAGGCTCTGAGGCCAAAACCCGACCTGCCCATCCCAACTGCTCGTAGTGTAGTTCCAACGATTGTAGAGGTAGGCAAGGCTTTCCGCCTGAATCATATTGGCAGCTTGGTCTATCTTGCGCTCAATAAGGGTGAAGGCGGTCTTATCCTCCTCATTAACACCTGAATCAATATCGCGCATAGATATACCCGTGAGGTCGTTGATATACAACCCACTCGAAGGTGTTGTGTTAGGGTCGCACAAACCCCGTACACCGATTACGTTATTCCAGCAACTCATACGACAAAGTTAGTAATAAAAAAGGGGATGCTTTCGCACCCCCTTACCCACACACACACCACAAATCAAGGGTTTGTAATCTTACCGTTGAAGATGTAGTTAACACCATCAAGGGTATCACCATTAAAGAACATATCCGTAGGCATAGTTACATACTTGTAAGATAAGCCGAGGAAGAACTTCCATTGGTTACAGTCAAGTTGAGCGTAGTAATCGAACTCTAAGCCAGTCTCAGGGTCTACAATAGTACCCTTTTTGATAGCCTGGTCGTCAATTACACGGATGCCGTTAGCACCTTTGAAGGCGTTGTAACGAATCATCTGAACAGCACCTGGTGCCATAAAGGCGAACTCCGTAGCACCGAAGGTAGAGTCAGCTCTTGGCTCAAAGAAGTAGTAGCTCTGAGCATCAGAAGCCATCATAGCTTGAAGGTCTACGTTAATCGTAGCGCAACAGCTTGAACGAAGGGCAGTCATGTACTTGTGTACCAACTCACCACCGATAATGATAGGTCTGTCCCAACCCTCAGCCAACTGATATTGGTAGGTTACGTCAGACATAAAGTCATCGAGGTACGTTCCAACAACAGATCCAGTGGCAGTGTTCTTAGTCGCAGTGGTCAGCAAAGTACGAGCAACGTTTACGGTACTGCCAGGATTAGCGGAGTACAAGCCGAAGTTAGAACCGATGAAGGTAACAGCCTCGTTGTTCATGTAACGCTTAACAGCCTGCATATGCATAGCTAATTGGCGGGCAACATAGTTTTCATCACCCTCACAACGTGGGGCAAGGTCATCTAAGTTGAAGGACCACCTGCGCGAAGCACCAACCGAAGGGTCGATGTTATACAACTGAGAAGTTTCGCCATAAACAGGACCAGCAGCACAATTAAGTTCGGCAGAAGAAGCAGTCCCTGTGTCGGTCATACGAGGCTGATAAACAACCTCAACGGCACGATAGTGGCCATTCTTAGTGTCGATTTGGTTTTGCAGGATGCCCTGCTCGTTAATTGGGGAAGTTACGGCACGCAGCGTATTGATGTGGCCTGGAAACATTTGAGGGTCGCCCTTAAAGTAGCCATCCTCGAGCCTGCCTTGAATGTCGGGGCAGGAGATAAAAGAAGAATATCCGTAAGACATTTTGGTTAAAAATTAAAAAAGGTTTTGGAAGTCTTTATCTGCCTACCCCTTCGGCACATTTAGCACTTTATGTCTGCCAGACACAGCGTGTCGTGTTATTCCTTACTCAAAGCCTCTCGGTGTCCTTCAAGGCGTGGATGAGCATATCTCATCGGTCTGTCGGGCGAAGGCATCCTCACCTGAGCCGTTTTGGTCTGAGAGCCAGCTTCTCCAGCTTTCTTAACCAACCCTGCCTTCTCAGCCTCTAAACGATAAAGCTCCTCAGCCGTTAAGTACCCAGTGCCCTTGTCGTTCTTAATCTGATTGCCCGCCTTGTCCGTTACAATCAACTTATCATCGGACAGTGCAAAGATATACTTTTCTTTAATGTCCATTTCAAAGCCCTTACGAGCATATTGGTTGGCAGTATCACTCCAGGGGATAGAGTTCTTAACCTTCTCAACATTCATTGATATTACATACTCTTGAAACTTAGCCGATGAAGATTGCTCCGTTTCTTCAAGTTTTTTCGTCAGTGAACTTGACAATTCCTCCTGCTCCTTAGCCCTTCTGCGAGCCTCCGCCAACTGCTCACGGATTTCATTCAGCTCTTCAGTAGAGCCTGCACTCTTAGCCTGTGCCTGCAACTGCTCAATGGTGGCCTTGTTCTTAGATTCAGCTAACTCAAAGAGTTCAGATAGCTTCTTGCCCTTCACCTCATCCTCAGACAAGCCAAAGGAACGCTTAAACTTAGTTTCCAAAGCACCAAGCGTCTTGCCCGTTACCCTGTTCTTAATATCATCATCGTCAGCAGCGACCTCACGGCTCACATACTTCTTGGATAGCAAATCCTTGAACTCATCAAGGCTTTCAAACTCCTGCTCTTTGTCAAAGAGCCACTTAGACATTTCTTTGTGGTCAATAGCCATTATTCTTCAGTTTTAGGTTTTCTTGTTCTTTTGGGCTTCTCCTCTTCAGTCAACTCATCAACAGTTTCAACCTCCGTTTCCTGCGTAGTCTCTTCTGCCAGCTCAGGGACTTCGGGTAGTTCAGAGGTGTCATTCGTAGATGCGGTTAATATTTTAGCCCTACGAGGCTCACCAGGCGTTGAATCGGGAACAATAGGGCCGTTAAAAGCCTCGTCATCAACACGGATGTTGTACTTCTTCAAAAACGCCTCATTCTTAGCAATGGCCTCACTTATCCAAATGATGCTGCCCTTGCTGTACGCACGAATTTTGTTTGCCATATTTTTTGGGGTTAAGATTCTTCGATAACGGGGACTAGCCAATGCCTGCATCGGTAGCCTCCCAAGTAAAAAAAGATCGTCTGCTTGTTTGTTCCGGGCATCCTGCCTCTCCAGTCCGGTAAGTCAGCCCATTCGGCAATTTCATTGTACTCATAAATATTTTCATTTCGCTCAATACAAAACGGCCTTGAATCAGCAATAAGACCGCCATTGTAGCGGAATTTATTAAATCCCTTAGCCAAGTACAGGTACATAGCATAAGAACGAACCATTGCGCTAAAAACCACATCAAACTTAGTGTTCAGATTAGCAGAGATAACACCTAACCTCGATGCAGTACCCTTAACGGACTGCTCAATAGCATCCTCCAATGCCGCCCTGCTGGAACCAGCAAGCATCATGAACACAATGGTATTCACAATGTCAGAAACGGCATCGCCCATTGCCCCATTTAAAGTCTCTAAAGCCGATGTCTCTGCGGCATCAGCACCCTCACGAAGGGGTGTCATCGTTTCGTCAGGTATATCGGAAGTGCCTACGATCTCGTCAATCTTGCGCTGAACACTCGCCAACCTGTCCTGATAAAAGGCAATAGCATCAGAGTATCCCGACTCTGCGACCAAACGTTCAATTCTTGGCCTTAAAGACGCAACCTTAGCAAAGTTTTCTTCCGATTGGTCTATATCCCCATCGGTGAAGCTAAAGGTCGATAAAAGGACTAAAATAGCCTCATATAGGCTGTCTTCCGTCGCCTGGTTTATCGTCTGGATCTCCTGTGGGAGGGAGTCCAACTCTTGAATTATTTCCTCGAAGTCCATTTATTGTGTTTAGATTTGGCAAAGTTAAGCCCTTTTCCTTTGGAACGAGCGATTTTGCCACATCCTCTATCTTTTTCTTTTGCTCTAAGTATTCTAAGTTCAGGAATCCCTCATTCTCATAGACTAAATCACGGATGATAGACTCAACCTTAAAGTGCATAATAGCCTCCCACTTCTCAATAATGCCAGACGCGGATAGCATCATAACCTCCTTAGCATCCAAATTGAAGTACGGGTCAACCTTGACTGATAGCTTCATAATAGCACTCTTAACCTCCTCAATAGGAAAGCGAGTGTCCAAATACTGCTGAGCCAACATAGCCCTTGAAAACGAAGGGGCGTTCTTAATCTCAGTGGTTAGCTCTGCATCAGTCCTCATCTCAAAGTTCTGAGGGTAGCGCATAGCAGGCTGTTGCCAAGAGTCGCCATAACGCATCCTGCCAATCATATTGATAGCGAACTGAAAGTCAGAGAATACAACACCCGAAAAACTTAACAGGAAGCTATACAACTCCTCACGGTCAATAGCCTTACCCGTAGCCGTTTCCCTACCCGAAATCTTCTCATTGTTCATTACATCAATGCTCAAAAGCTCGAAAGCCATCTGAATATTAGTAATGACCTGTTTGTTTAAGAAGTCAAGGATTTCGTGTTTTACGTCAATGAAGCCAGCGGGCGGTATCTGAATCTTGGTTTCAGTCTCGGTAGTAAACCTATTCGGTGCTTGAACCTGATATACGGATAGTGGACCAAACATCCTTCGAGTTCCCGTGCCCCCACAATTTGAGCAGGCAATAGCAACCTTATCCTCAAAGCCCAATGCCTCTTCGACCTGCCCAGACCCATTACACTTGTCGCACTCATCTACATACTCCCACTTCTGCAAGAAGGCATGAGAAAACTTACTCATCTGCAAGGTGGAGAAATCGTTAACGGCTTGGTCTAATGCAGGGATAGCAGGGGTGTAAAAAGAATGGTAGTAGTAATCTCCATCCTCTTGAACCGAAATACCGCCAAGTCTTACGCAGGGAAGAACACCCATATTGTGTCGGTAGTACAACTCAATGTCAAAGGTGTAGTCGCTCTTTTTGCCTACCTGAGTGGCTATCAGAATCTCATTCTTATCGAAGATGTAGAACACAAGGCCATCCTCAACCTCTTTCTTCTCCGAGCCTAAGTGAACCTTTGAACTATGCTCTGCACGGATGATAGCATACTCTTCATCCTTCCATCCCCACACCTTCTTACTCTTGAAGCAATATGCCGTTGGCTTAACCTCGATAGTGTCGTTGAACGTTCCATCCTCAAAATACTCCAAGCCTACGGGCATAATGCCCAACACAGCGTTGGGGTCGGTCAGCGTAACGAAGGTTACTATCTGTTGAAAGTAGGTTTCAATACTGCCAAAGCGAGGGTAGTCCTCATTGAAGTAACGCTCCTGCTCAATATTGCCAAAGCGTATTTCATAGTTCTGCCTGTTCCAAACCCTGCCAGCAACGTTTACCGCCTTGTGGAAGTATGGAACAGTAATCGGCCTATAAATCTGCTTACGATAGTTGAACTCGTGCGGAAGCTCATTAGGGGCTTTCTCTTTGAGTAGCTTTTCGGGGAAGGCATCGTAGTCCGAATGTACCTTTAGACGAGCAGCCATATCGACACAAGCCCGATATGTTGGGTAAAAGTCAGGCACATAGAACTTATCCGAGCGTTTCTTGACCTCGTAAATAGCATACTCTTTCGAGATATGCGCCAACAGCTCGGTAGCCTTTTCGAGGGTCATTTACTCCCCCCTCTTCTTCCTCTACACTTGCACATAGTAATAAGGTTTATCGTACAAAGGTAATACTTTCCTTAACTTTCCTTTGGAGTAACAAAACGGCAGTTATAGAGCAGTATGTCAGCATCCCACAGTCCTAATATATTCCAATCATCGCCCAACAAATCGAGTATCCTCCTGCAAACAGGCTTCCCATTTACATCTATCAGATTTCCCCAACGAACAAAGATTAAGCTGGTATTAGACGTATGAGGCAGGATGTTTTTGAGCAAGGTCAGCTCCGCATTGTACCAATCAATCCACAATAGGTCAATGTAGGTGAACTGCTTATGCAGAAGATAGCTGTCAAGACTTCGGGTAGGCACTTCAACCATATGCCTGTATGTAACACTCGGAGGCATAGAGCCCTCATAAGTTGTCGTAGTGTTGTAGGCATAACGCTCACCCTTTGTCGGCCTCCACATCGTCATCCTCGAATCCTTATCCGTAATGGCACAATAGTTCATCTGCACATTGGTAGGCAAGTTCGGAATGGGGGTTTCCGCCAATGGCTCGAAGGCGTGAACCTCTGAACCAGGTATTTCGGCAAGCTTCCTCGTAACCGAGCCATCCCTTGCGTTTATTTCGATTATCAGGCTTTCCTCAGCGGACTCTAAGCACTCTTTAATGTACTCAATAGGTTGTTTCATAGGTGTTTTTTGAACTCATTGAAAAATGTTTCGTGTGGATATTGAACTGGGCTGTTTATCTGAATTTTCATTTTACATCCAAACATTCCTGATATTCCATTTTCATCGGGTGCATATTTCTTTGGCAGGTTAGGAATATCAGATTCATAAAACCCTGCGAAACATCTGTTGAAAAGGCTGTACTTCGCTATACCTGCCTTAACTCCCTCATCTCTAACATCGCTACTCACATTCTGTATGTATGGGGAAATTACCGATAAAGGGAAGAACCCATAGCCTTCTATATGCCTATAAATTATATCCCCATCTTCTTCACCAAATCCCAAAAACCTTTCATCAAACCAGTTTAGCTCTGCAAGGGTGTGTTTGGCAATAACGAAATGAGAGAAAGAGCCGTTAATCGTAAAAAAATTAGACTTAGTTATGGACACTTGATATAAAGAGTCCATAAGAATCGTTGGATTGCTTATACGAACATCATCATTTAATAGAAGGATATGAGAGGTTGGGCAATGTACTACAAGGTCATTCCACATTTTTGCCAATCCCCTCATCTCTTGATAGAAAATTGGACTCACATTGTCGTGTTCAGATAAAAACGATAGCATCTTCCTGCGGTATTCATTGTCCAGTCCCGTTTTGTTAGATGCGTTTACGGCAACTATCACATTAAAACCGCTTAAATCCCTCATAAGAGGGATAAAATGCGACTCAAATCGTTCTTTGAAGGTGGTTATGCCAATATACATTAACTTGCTTTAACTCCCCAAAAGTACAAGTCCCACCCCTGATGGGATGCCTCACATTTCTCAAATGGCAGCCCCTCTAATGCATACTCTAAATCTTCTTTGGAAATGTTTCGGTAGTAGTCAGTTGTAAATGGAGAGTTCCATCCTTCTGATTTTTTTGTGCCATGCTCAGGGCGGCCAGGTGCAGCGCAGGTAATTACAATAAGTCCCCCTGGCTTACACGCTTTATACATAGCCTTAATGCTCTGTTCCCAATACTTATCGTGTTCTAGCATTTCTCCAGAGATAACCACATCAAACCTCTTTTTGGTTTTTTCAATCCACTCGTGAATGTATGCTACGACATCTACATTTTTCCCCTCACCAATATCCATCCCAAGATATTCGCAGTCCTCAAAAAACTGCAAATTACTGCCATTTATATCCTGGCTTCCCACGTCAATGACTGTCTTGCCCTTAAACATTTCGGGGAAGGCTGCCTTTACCACGTTTATGAAATCTACCTGTTGCTGGTGCATAAATCAGTTGTTTAGTATTGTTTCCTTTATTTTCTCGTATATATTATGTTTACTCATATACTTCTTTTTCCAGGCTTTTATCGGCTGAATGAAGTCATCATAGTTAGTGGACTGCAAGATATGCTCTATCTCCTTTACGGCATACTTAGGATTCCTAAAGTTTTCTAAACTAATCGCAAACGGAACGTGCTGTTTAATATTCCTCGCCCCTACATAAATAGGTACGCAGGAGCATAGAACTGCATCTATAATCTTATCCGATATGTAATCATCCCAAATGCCGTTCTCAATGCAGACCGAAAATTGAAACGGCAAAAGCCCCGTAGCCTTGTTGGATAACTCCCCCTTAACGCCCTTGAAGTTTAACCCCCTGCCATACACCGAACACCATCCCGTTTGGGCAAGCTCACGAGCTAAGCGTATGCGGTATTCGTAAAAGCCACCCGATATGTTGGAGGTTATCATGCTTATCCGCGCTGTCTTTTTTGGGGCGGTCATAAACTCCTCAAGCTCTCCATTGAGGTGATAGAACATCCCCATCGGGAAGCCCACAAGATTGCCCTCTATGCCGTATGCATAAGGCTCTGCACAGGTGTAAACAACCGAACAATATGAGCCGATATTCCTATCAAAGAAGTTGTGGTCAGGAGGCTCTTGAATAAAGCCAATAACCCTTTCTTTGGGCACTTTAATATCGAAGTTTTCCTTTGAATTAAAAACCACAAGCCATTCGTAAGAGTCATCAACAACGAACTCCACATTGTCCTTGAAGTGTTTTGCCGTCATAAATTGGTCAATAATCCTGTCGTGGATAGAGAAACTATCTGTCCAGTTGGTTATCACCCGTATTTTAGTTGGCTTATTCAATGCGACTAATAAAATTTCTTTTTGTTCTGTCAATGTTTTGAAGATTAGTGTACTGCAAATCTTTGTTTTGGTAATAAGCTACCCTATCGTCATCAGAATGTTTTATAGTTTCAATGCAGCAGATAAAAGGCTTTTGATGAAATCCCATTCGTTCTACCCGATAGTAAAAATCAATGTCCTCAAAGCCCCATCCATCAACATTTTCATTATACCCTTTTGCTCTCGTAAATAGCTCTTTCCATATTAAACAGCATCCTGTCCCATCTCCATACCCCCAGCCATTCAAAAAACTGCCACCAACTAACACATCCCCAATATGGTTTTTTAAGAAGTTGTTATTAGTAAGCATAGCATCAGCATCTATGAAAAAAAATATATCAGCCCTGTCATCTGCGTTTAATGCGCCAATATTTCTAGCCTTGCTAAGATTAAAGAACCCGCTTTCATCATGGGCTTTAACAGCCCTAACCATCGGGTTTCCTAAGTTAAGAACATAGTCAAACGAATTGTCAGGGTCGTCATAATCAACAACGACAACCTCTATCTCAAATCCATTTTGAGAAGTCCATGTTGGCAGACACTGCTTTAAGTGGTGAAGCCTTCCCTTACAGCTTGTAATAAATGAAATCATAGTTATCTTGGCGGCCTCCCTTCTGCTAACAATCTTGATTTATTGGCGTGTTTAGCAACCGACATTTTATGCCACTTGTACTCATGCGTTAGCCCCATATGCCTGTGGTAATCCATTAACTTTTTGTCGGCAAACTCCCACATAGCAGCCGAGGTGAACCCCCTGCCTCCATAAAGCCCTAAAAACCAGTGATTTTTTTCAGCATCATATATCACCTCTTTGGGCACAGACTGGTGAGCAAACATTATCGGATACCCCCCAAAGTCAGGGTTTATGCCAAACTGCCCACAGGCTACATTAAGGGCAAGTTCATCGGGATATGTATTCCCCCAGGGCATAGACAACTCGCTCAAAGGAACGCCATTTCTAGCATTTTCTCTTGCCTGCTCATAAAATCTATTGAGGTCATCTCCCTTTCTTAGAACAAGGAAAGAGGAGTTTATAGCTGGCACAAGGGCATCTTCACTTATTTCGTGGTATTCCCATATCTTTTCTAAGGTTGCCCACTGCATTTCAGGGAACTCATTCCCATCCCTTTTATAGTTGCCCATAGGTATGCCATCTTGCCCCCTAAATCCTTGTGCTTTTTGAGCATAAAAGCATCCTTTTAGGCTATTAGCCGTCTCAATTATATCGTCTAATGAACGAAGGCAAATCCCATCTACATCGAGGTATATGTTCACATTGTGGACTAAATACCTGTCTATGTTTAGCTTAGCCATACCAGGACTGAACACCCCATTTTGGTATAAATCCCTTTCGTCAATAGGGGTTCTTATGCTGAAAACCCAAGACTTGTGGTCAGGGAGGCTGTACTTATCATCGTGGATGAGGTGAATCGGGATGTAGCTATTAAACCTTCGGATAGATAAGGCCATATTATAGGCCATCTGATAGTATTCCTTCTTACCGAAGGCCATAAGAACGATTGCTGTACTCATAGGGACAAAAGTAAACAAAAAGAGCCGCCATAAGGCAGCTCTTAATGTTACCAAACTCTAAGATTAAAGAGTGGAGAAGAAAGTTGGAGGCGCAGGGTACTTCTGAATACAATCTCCTACGGGGATGTAGGCAGAAGCCGTTACCTCAAACATCTGCAACGCACGGTCATTATCTGGAACCATCAAAGCCGCACGGTAGTTCGTGGGATTTGTAATCACCATCACTTCATCGCTTCCGCACAAGTACAGAATCAAATAAGTGGTCTGAGTGTTCAGGTCGCAGTAGAACTGAGTGTTTCCATTAGAAGGACCTGTTGAACTATAACCCGTAGCATTGGCATCCTGCCAAGTGCAAGTCCAGTTAAAGCCTACGAGAATGTTCTCAGGGCCACAAGCAATCGGATTGGGTACTTCAACGGCAGCAGGAGATGCAACAGTCCCCTTAATACCAGCAATACGGAATAGCTGGTCGGCAGTAACGGTATCTTCGTACCAAGTATCGGTACTCCAATCCGCAGCAGTCGCAGGAAGTTCAGCATCGCAAAAGACGATAGCAGCAGCGGAAATACCGCCAAGTTTATAAGCTCCGCAATCCACAATTTCGTGTGGGGGCAACTCGGAGCATCCTATTGAGCAAAAAGCCATTTTTTTATAATTGAAAGGGTCTATGAACTTTTATATGGCAAGTCCCTGCCACAACATCACGACAACAGTGCAAATATACTAAATGCACATATTCTTTTTTAGATCCTGAGTCTTAGCCTCAACCTCCAATTTAACGGGCGCAAGCCTACTCATACGCACATAAGTCGGGGAATAGTCCGTAGAGCGTGTGAAGAAGTTGTCATTAACTCCGAACAACTCATCTTCAAGGAAGAAATTGTCGTGCCTACAAGCTAAACTCAAGGCATCGTGGACAAATTCGGGGAGCAGGTCGGTGTTCAGGCTTAGAGACTTCCTCCTTTCGGCATAAACAACCCTTTTGCGCCCTAAAGAATCCTGATACGACACCATCGCCCCATCATACTTAGCATCCCTTACATTGGCCTTAAACCGCATATATTGCTTGAATGTAGAAGAAGGAGGGTTGGCGGCAGGGTAGATAAAGCCAAACCCAAGTGAATCGGAGTCAGAGGTTACATCTTGGTAGTATGTAACCTTTACCGTTCCGCAAGGGTCAGTTATCGGTTTAATACAGGTGGATATGAAGCTCGCATCACAAATATTTTCGCTACAACAGTTGCTATCAAATCCAAGATATATGTTCATACACTTGGCTCGATAGTCATCCCACGAGTATAGTTGCCCTGCTGTTGGGACTGCCCATATTTCAGTTATTTGAAACCCTCCGCTTATCACATAGTTCTGAGCATCGTATGTATCAACACTGTAATAGGTTTGGTTAAAAACCGCATCAGTATCAATAACCTCTCCGACAGGTGAAGCACCATTGGGCTTAAATCCGCAACCCGTTCTAATGTAGAATGTAATCAATGAAGTACAACAGCAGTCTTGAACTTCGGGGTTGGGGTCGCAGTCTACAAGCGGAGTGATATTAGTTGCATTGATATTTAGCGAAATGGTAGTGTCGGTTATGTTGTCAAAAACAAGGTTTCCGCAATAGCCACTGGCAGGGTCGGGTCGGGATGCTATTGTTATTGTTTTTTGAGTCAGCGGAGTTGTAGCCCCAGATATTTCAACAGGAATGTAGATTGGATATGTAAAGAATTGGTCGCACTCCGTGTCCCAATTTAAGCAGAAGTCAAAAATAAGAGGGCATCCTTCGGTAGTGGGGATTGCATCAAAAGCTATCTCAGCCACTGGCTCTGAATCACAACCATCATACCCAAAGTCTACACGAACACTACCATCATCATTCAAAGCCCATGTTGCATTTTCAGATGACTTTTCTTCAATCCCACTTAACTCATTTGGGCAAGCCGTGTCTATCGGAACTATTATCTGATAGCTCATTTCCTCGGAAGTGTAATACTTGTTGCCTGAGCCATCATCCTCTTGGATGAATAGCATCGGGCTGCAATAGTCGGCAGGAGGGCAGTCAGGGCAATCCGACTCAGTAAGAGGAAGGAGTTGCCAGTCTAAGGGCTGATTAGGTACGGCTTGTATGCTCATTCTGTTAAAAGTTCAAATTTAGTCATTCCCGAAGTAATGTTGTATTCAAGGCTCATCACCCACCCCGTGTCGTAAAGACCCGTGCCAAAACGTATCTTCTGATATGGATTGGCCTGAATGAGATTAAACTGCTCAACGGTTATAGGGGATTCAAATGTAACTCTATTCCTAATCTTCGGGCCACTATTGTTGGGGATAAAGTTCCCGTTCCAAGAAAAGCCATCACCTGACCTGTGAACGTATGCCCTCGCTATTTCGGGGTGGTTCACAATACCTGCGACCATATCGCCAATATATAATTTTGGGCAAAATGAAACACTCGGGTCTCTCCGTACATAAGTGGCTAAATGGGAGGCTATCTTGTAATAGTTGCCTACAATCGAATTATTGTACTGAACGGGGTCTTTCTCCGCTACATAAAGCTGGTCATCGGTTAGGCTTATAATTCCATCTAAGGTTACAAGGTTTTCAACCGTTGGTATCTGAAGCCCTATTGATGCATCGAAATCCTGCTCACTACATACATTACTCACATAGCTCACTTCCTCTTGAATACCCGCATTAAATGATGGGTTAGTATTGGTTTTCCCTACCTTCAAAGAAGATATGCCAAACTTATTATCTTTTACGAGCATAACCTCGTATGGCATATCAATGGCGAAAGCCTCTGTCGTTTCATACAGGTCGCTCTCCTTGCCAATAGTCATCGTGTAGTCGCCCGTTCCCGTAATCCCAAACTTGATACCTAAGTTGAACAACTTGCCAAATCCAGACATAAGGTCTGCAAACGAAACGTTAATTTGTGCGCCACGAGCAAAAGAACCATCCATTACCGATGATGCGGGATTAGCCCAGTTCTTCAATATTTTGCCCGAAGTTAGCCTTGCATAGTATGGCCCGTAATTGTAAGCGTTTACTTTAGTTATCGTAATCGCACCCGTAGTTATATTCTGAAAGTTACCAACAGTTAAATTGCCTGCATCCCAAGGGAAGTAAACATCCATAATTCTTCGGGCAGCAGGGCCTCCTGGATAAGTTATATCCCCAACTGCCATAGCCCTATTGCAATAGTTATCCTGCCACTCACCGTCAAAAGGATTTAAGCTCGTTATCAAGAAATACTCTTGAATACCCTCTCTTATATTGGTTAAAGTCCTAAGTGGGCTATATCCAAATGAAGGGTCGCACGGGAATAGATTTATGGTTCTGGTTATTTGATTGCCAAAGGCATCGTTATAACTAACATCGCAAGTTGGAGTTCCCGTACCCGAATAAGTAACTACTGGGTCTATTTGTATTGTCCAATGGTCGGGCTCAAAATATGTTGCGGAGTTGGTTAGGTATCCATTTAAGTCCGAAACCGTAAAAGTGTTATCATTCAGAAAGTATTTAGAGATGTACTCATAAAGCTCTAAAATGCCAAACCACTTAAACGCCCCATCAACACCCTCTGGGTTTAACGGGTTTTCATTAGGAGGCCATGGCCATCCCGTTCCACCTGCCGCATAGTTTGGGTTGAACAACAGCTCACCAATGCCAGTTAGCGGAGTTCCATTTAAGCTAACATTTGAGTGAACAGGAACTTGAACATCATAATTCCTGCCTATCAGCGAAGAAAGAGAGTTGTCGGAGAGCGTACACTTCGCTATGCACCTGCTTATGTCTAACTCTACGTCTGCAAGAAAGATTATGCCCTCAAAGATGAATCCTAAGCAATCCGTTTGCTCAATCCTTATCGGAATGTCCAAACATCCCGTAGTGCTTTGAAACAGGCCGTAAATGATGTCATAGCCATCGCCCCAAAAGGAAAGGTCGCTAACAATGTTACTAACTATGCCAGAGAACTGCTCATCACGCATAATCTTAACGGTAGCCTCCGTTAAGCCCATAGGCTCATCGCTTATGGCAATATTGTTCACATAGACCTGAAAACTCATCTTATTCTCCTCCTGTTAGTTATTTTGGTGTAGGAACTCTTTGAAACAATGGCATCGGCAATCTCATCGGGGTTCTTAATAGCAACAGCCCCATTCCTGCGTATGGCATCAACCAATTCAGCGTTCTGAAAAGCCAATTCAAGCGAAGTCTGCTCCTTAGCCATTCGGTACGGCTCATCCATAGAACGATGATAGGCAGGAGCAGCATAGCCCCTTATAATCTGCGAGGGCAGAGAGTCCTCACGGATAGCCTTCAGCACATCTTTGTACTTAGTCGTTTCCTCACGAGTCATCACCGACTCACCCTCTAAAAGCTTAGCATAGAACTCCCCGCTTTTCAGCCCCTTGTTAGGCTTTTTGTTGTCGTTCTTCTTAATATCCAAGCCCCCCTCGTGGAACTCAGGAAGTGGGGCGGAGTTAATGGCTGAAAGCTGAGTTGCACCAACGGCAACGACACCTGCGGCTAATATAGTTGCAGTAATGGCATCGAAGTCGGTGTATAGCTTCACAATGGCTTGGGCAGTGTTGATTAGAACGCCAAACCTTGCGGCATCCCTGTCAAGCTTAGCCATCTCCTCTTTATTCTTTTTGGTTTCCTCGTTGTACTCATTCTCACGGATAAGACCAGCCTCGAACTTTTTGTCTAACAGTGCCTGCTCTTTTTCAATGGCGTTCTTGGCTATCTCGGTGCGAGCATCATAGTAATCTTGAAATAAGTCGATGGCTACCTGGAGTGCCTTTTGCAGCTTTTGGAGGTCTTCGTCTGAAAGCCCCAGAATATTTTCACCCCCCTCTACTTCAGAAAGAGCCTTTTTTCTTGCCTTGTTAAGTCTATCTAATAAGTCTATGTATTTAAGAACATTTGAAAGTCCATCCTCTGGTGTCCGCCCATCTCTTTTTTGGTCAGGGAACAGCGTGCCAAGCTGATACTGTTCCGTGACCGCTTGAATTTGTTGGTCAAACTTCTTGTTTATATCTGCAATTTCCTGCTCTCTTTTAGTTCGGAATGGGGCAGCAATCATTTCTTCCGTATCACTCAAAAATTCCTTGATCCTTTTTTCAAGGCCATCATACATATTTTTGATTTCAGCATTGGTCTGAGCTGTTATTTTCTTAACTGCCTCTGCATTGTTCTGCACTTTTTTCTTTTCTATATCAGCAGTTTTAATCATCAACTCCTCCCGGATTCTGTATTCCTCTATTGAACCACTCGTTGCATTAGCAAGACGCTCCTCAATTAAATTTTTTTCAAGTTCCATTTGGTATAAGAGCAGCTTTTGCTCTTCTTCCATAAACTTTATGTTTTCCTTAACAATCTCTAAGTTTCTTTCTGCTGCATTAAGCTCCTCTTGGCTACCCTTTTGGCGTAGATTCTTAATTTCCTCCTCAAGGGTTATTAGTTCTATGTTCAACTCCATTAAGTTTTTAGTCGTATCAAACTTAATGCCTGAATTATGGTTAAAAACTTCTATTGCAGTTTTTTCAATAGCTATCAATGCCTTTACTCTATTTATTTCTGATTCAAGAGCCAGCTCCCTTAATGTCTTGCCTTCTTTGGGTTCGTCATCTCCAGCTGAAGCTAACGCCATAGTCATATTTCTACTAACCTCTTGGGCTATTGAAAAAATTTGTTCCTGCACGGTTGAAGAATACCCCTGAATATTTTTGCCAAATAAAGTAACGCCATCGAGTTTTTGCATCCCTGATCGTGCCAAAACATACGCATTGTTGTCAAAGTTTTTGAGAGCTTCTTGAGATTTTGATATTAAGTCTACATAGGTTTTGTATTTGGTTATCTCCTCGTCAAGAGCAATAGCGACATCTTGCTTCTGCTTTAAATTAAGTTTGTTGAAGGCCTTCATTTCTTTTTCAACCCTTGCCTGAGTAGAAAGAGCAGTCGCCTCCTTAGCACTTCTCTCTCTATACGCTATTCCCCGTAGTTCATGAATTTGGTCGCTATCAAAACCAAATAGTGTCTGAAACTTTTGAAGGCGGGATAGTTTTTCAGAGCTAAGAACAGTGTTTATATCATCTATAAGTTCAGTAAGGCCTTTAATAAAGGCGTTGGCCGATTCTTGTGGGAATATTATTATTTTGAACTCAGAAAAAACTTGCGAAAGCCTATTTAGGCTTGCAGATAGTGAGTTGGTCTTGCCCGCAAGTGCAGGGGCAAACTCCTGCTCAACAACTCGGACAAACTCTGTCAATACATCCTGAGTTAATATCTTCCCCTCCTTTTGCAGCTTACGGAAATCCTCAAAATTTTTGACAAGCTCTGGGTGTAGATTTTTGTAAGCCTTGAACATAAGCATAGCCGCACCAGGCAAAGACTCGCCCATCTGCCTGTTCAACTCCTCCGCAGAAACAACGCCCTTAGACATCATTTGCTGAAGGGCATAGAAAGACCTCTGAACCTGAAGAGAGCTTGAGCCAGCAGCCCTTAATGATGATGCAAAGCTTATAAACATTTTTTCCGTTTCAGTAGTCGTATAGCCCGCCTGTTGGGAAGCAATACTGAAGGCAGTGGCCTGTTCCATTGTCGGTCCAAACTCAAGGCCAAGCTTTTTAATTGCGCTAGAAATCCTTATAAATGCATTTTCTCCAGGCCCAGTTCCTCCATAAATAAAGGCTAGCCTTGATTGAAGCAGCTCTATTTTTGCCGTCAAATCAACAACTTCTTTCCCAAAGGAAACAATAGACGATACAGCAAAAGCACCGGCAACATATCCACGAATACTACTTAGTACAGATGCAAGGCCACCAACCGACCCCCTTGAAGCCTGAGCCGCAGACCCAATCCTCGACATATTCGAGGAAAGTGAACTCATCGTGCTATTCAGCCCACTTGTCTGCCTTTGTAGCTGATTAAGTTGCGTGTTGAGATTTCTTATCCCCGCAGTCATCCCTGCCGTTGCACCCCTCATAGAAGATGCTAAATTCTGCATAGCACCACTAGCACCTGCAATAGACTGAGTTATATTGCCCATAGCTAAAGATGCCTGCCTTGCAGTCGTAGCTATCTGCCTATTCTTGTCTATAATTTTATCTAGACTTGCTTGTAGCTGGCTTATGTTTGCCGTGTACTCGATTTGTATTCTTGCCATGCTTTTCTATCGACTCAAGCTCTCGCTTTCGCCTTTCTTGGTTAAACTCAAGCAAAGTTAGAGTTTTTTCAATAGAGGATTTCATATAGGCATTGTACCTCGCCACATCCCCTTCCGCACAGAATATAATTATTTCACGGAACTCCTTGTCCTGATCATAGAGTTGCCTGCCGAGGGAAAGGATTCCACTGTCTTGTTTAGGACTTTGAGGCGGGCTTGTGCCATCTCCCAATATGTTTCCCAGTCTTTTTCGAAAGAGCTGAAATTGGGAAAGAATTGATTCAACCCGCCTAAAACGAAAAAATCATATAACCCCTTGCCTTTGTAGTTTTTTCTAAATATTTCGATCTTCTTCTGTTCAAATTCGGCATCCCATTCACCCGGATCTTGATCTTCTCTAATGAGCATGCACCCAGATAACTCCATCATAATTTCGGGGTGAAGAAGCAGCTTCTTGCGCTCTTTCATCTCGCCTATTAAAAATCCGATTTTCGATAGACCTTTCAACTTCTCCCCACTTGTCGACTCAAACAGCGCACCCTCCATCGCCTCAATGAACCTATCGAGTTCAACATCACTCACCATCCTCTGCAACTGCAAAACAAAGTCTTGCGCCCTGCCAATCCTCTCAACGGGCATCTCAAAAAGGCTTTCATAGATGTAGTACCTATGCCCCTCACAGGTGAAGGCATACTTCAACCCTTGGTTCTTCTTTGGCTTGTAAGTAGAATCCCAAACAAGCTGATTAAATTGTTTTGGAAACCACTTGTAGAGCAGTTCTGCTATCATGATAACTTTATGAAAATGAAGTTCAAAGGTATGCACATTATACACACAATCGACATTTCCACAAAGTTAAATTCAAAGCAGGGTAGCAAGGCGGTCAGAGCGTAATAAACTACCCCCCAAATAGAGGCCATACACCCGACACAGTTGTATATAGGCTTACTCCAAATGCTACATTCGGGGATTAGCCTTGCTAAAAATGCCCTGAATCTATTCAGAATCATCCCATCCTCCATTGAAATATGGGTGGCTACAATGAGTAGGCTAACTACTACGGCTCGTTCAATCAGCATAAAATAATGTAAAGGATACGCAATCAACATCATCGCCAGTTCCGGGCTGGCCAAACTCCAAGTCGTCATCAACATTGCAGGTTTCATCAGCATGAACAGTAACCTCGTATGTTCTATTCGGTGAAAATGTATATTGGTCAATAGCAATCGTCAGCTCACCCAATCCACTCGCAGTAACCGTTTGTTGGGTATAGCGGTTCAGTGTAAGGTCGAGGATGCGAACAAGATAGTCGGTAGCAGGTGTGAGCCCCTCAGCAACAGTTATTTCGGCACAACAAATGTCGTAAGAGCCTATGGAGGGGCAGTTTGTACATTCAAGACAGCTCATAATGGTATGTTTTTATATCCGCTTTTTTTCAGGTGGTAAATATACCACTCCCCCAAGAAGGTGTGGCATATGTAGCGCACGCAATCTCCGTGATCGGCTAGCTGAGTTATAATATTCCTATTCCTTTTAATTATATTCCCCATAGCATCGCATTTGAGCATCCTCAAGTCCCTCGAAGTGTTGGGGCAGCTCTTAGGATTCACCTTGAAGTCAGGGTAGTGCCTTAGAATGTAGTTGCACTCGGCACGGGAGTTCTCGTGCTTAGGGTTGTCCTGAACGCGGATTTGCTTCCCCGATAGTTTAAGCCCACGAGCTAACTGCTCATAGTAGTTAGCATTATCCCTCTGAGATAAATCACCCCTCTTGCCCATAGCATCACCCGTTATCTGACACATCGGAAGGTATGGCTCATATCTCTCCTTAATCGTGTCTATCATCTTTGGTATAGAGCCATCGGGAACGGAGAACTCATCGACTATATGGAAGTGTTCGCCATTGTCATCCTTCCACTTGTGGGCAACAATGCCAGCAAACGGCTGTAAGTTGAAGTCGAAGGCAAATAAAATCGGCAGGTTCGGGTTGAAAAACGCGCCCTTATCCTCATGTTCTTTTGGCTCAAATGCCGTGAAAAATGGGTTTTCAGGCTTTTCCTGAACCTCCCAGTCGCCCTCAACGAAACGCAGGTACTCATATTCAGGCATATTGGCCTTCAGTGAGTTTAGGTAGTCATCAGGGATGTATGGGTTATCCGTAATCTTTGATGGAATGTATGCCCAGGTTTCAGGGAGAGTGCCCTTAATCCACCTGTCATAAACCTCCTCCTTCACCCAATTATTCGCAGGGTTGCACGTTCCCAATACTACAATAGGAGGGCGACCTTCAGCGTTGTTCCATGAGCCCGAGCGTTCAAGCATCTTGTAAAGGGTAGCCTCCTGGCACTCGTTAATCTCATCAATGCCGCCTCCGTTTATCTCCAAGCCCTTAAACCTATCTAAGTCTTTATCGGTGTCGTAGTTCTCGCCCATAAAGATGAGTTCAGAGCCATTGCTAAAGGTCAATATTAAAGACTGCTTATCGTAGTTTGATATGTAAGGCCTCAGCCCATCATTTAGTATTGAGTTTAGCGTTATGAGTGTTGTGCGTTCTAAAGTAGGGCGAGAGGCTCGTACAATACACCATCTTGACTTAGGGTATTTAGAGCAAAGAGATATGAAGGTTAGAAGAAGCCAATAAGTTTTACCCCCTCGTCATCGGATGGCACCACCGAAGAGAATGAACTGCTTCTCTCCAGATAGTGCCATCCTATAGGCCTCCGTTTGTTTTTTAGTTAGTTTCATTAGATTCCTGGTTTTCAGTTTCGTCTTTTTCTCCTTCCGTAAGCTCTAAGACAAATGGCTTGGAGTCGGATTCCTGAACCTGTGCTTGTGGCTTGCCATACATATAAGCCATAATCAACTCAATGGCTCGTAGATTTCCCTGGATCCCCATAGTAACGAGGCGGGCAACTAAGCCTTCGGCACGGGTTATGCCGTTAATCTCCTTCGAGAGTTCGGTTTCAAGTATCTTTCTAACGTTACTCCTCCTAAGATCCGCAGGCTTAACCTGCCCATCGGGCTTGTTCAGAGGAATGAACGGAAGCCTTTTCTTAATTTCGGTATCCGACATAGCGCAAAGTTAAGGGGTGAACCCTTAAAATCGACTAAATTTTAGTGGTGTATATTTGTGAGTACTCGCAACAACCTAAAATGAATATAACCCGACATTCAGCCAACGTACATACCGTTGACTTGGAAGGGAGAGAGGCAGAGTTCTTGCTTATTAGCGACCTGCACTGGGACAATCCACACTGTGATAGAAGCTTACTCAAAAAACACCTCGATGAGGCGGTAGAACGTGGGGCAGGGATTATTGTAAATGGGGACTTCTTTTGTTTGATGCAGGGGCGTGGAGACCCTCGCAGGAACAAGAACGACATAAGACCCGAGCATAATGTGGGCAACTACCTCCAAGCGGTTGTCAATAGTGCTGTTGAATGGTTTAAGCCATATGCTAAGAATATTATCCTCATCGGATATGGAAACCACGAAACGGGGGTTATCAAAAACGTAGAGTTCGATGCCTTACAGATGTTTATAACCCTACTCAATCACGAGTGCAAGACCAATGTTCAGATTGGAGGATACGGCGGGGCAATCTTGTTTGGATTCCGTAACGGCACAGTTGCGAAGCATTACAACCGTTTCGCTATGTACTACTATCACGGCTCGGGCGGAGGCGGTTCAGTAACAAAAGGGGTTATTCAAGACCAAAGGATTATGGCGATGGTAGAAGGTTATGACTGTACTTGGCAGGGGCACGTTCACGAGTTGTATCATCATATCAACATGGTTACATACCTAAACAGGAAAGACTATCTGATTAAACAACGGCCTCTACACCAAATTCGTACAGCGACATACAAGGAAGAGTATCAGGGAGGAGTGGGTGGCTTTCACGTTGAGAGAGGCAGGCCGCCGAAGCCGCTCGGTGG